GAACACCCATTACGCGGGCATGGCCATTGAGCAGGTGCGCAGCCGGGTGCAGCAAGAGCTGGTCAGTCTGCAAAGCGAAATCGCCACGCTCATGCAGGCAGCTGTGCAGGTCAGCACCGAAGCCTTGGCCGAAGACCAGAACGAGGTGGTCATTGCAGGTGAACGCAACTTGCTGTCGGTGAGCGACTTTTCCAGCGACATGGGCCATTTGCGCCGGGCCTTTGACCTGTTTGAGCAAAAAACCCAGCTCATGCGTTTGCTGGATGTGTCCAGCCAGGCCGAAGGCGTGCGCATTTACATTGGTGGCGAGAGCCAGATCGTGCCCATGCAAGAGTTGTCGGTGGTCAGCTCACCTTACGAAGTCGATGGTCAGGTGGTCGGCACCTTGGGCGTGATCGGCCCGACCCGCATGCCCTATGACCGCATGATCCAGATCGTCAACATCACATCGCGGCTGGTCAGCAACGCACTGAGCCAGTCCAAATAAGCCCCTGCAGCCCACTACAATCACGGCTTCGGTGGGGGCGTTAGCTCAGTTGGTTAGAGCAGAGGACTCATAATCCTTTGGTCCACGGTTCAAGTCCGTGACGCCCTACCAGTAACCATGCGGGTTTGCGAGCAATTGCAAACCCGTTTTTTTTGCCGACTGTCAACCAAGTGTCAACGCTGACAAAGGGTTGAGCTTCACCACTTCCTGCAGGTGGTCTGGCGCCAAGTGGGCATAACGCATAGTCATGATCAGGCTTGCATGACCCAAACTGCGTTGAAGCACCAGAATATTGCCTCCGTTCATCATGAAGTGCGAGGCGAACGTATGGCGCAAAACGTGCGTTAGTTGTCCCTCCTGGAGCGTTATGCCAGACCTATCAATGGCGTCACGAAAAGCTGCGTAGGCGTAAGCAAATAAACGCTGACCAGTTTCAGCTTTGTTGTGGTGTGCCAAAAGCTCCTTTTCAAAATTGGGCTCAATTGGAATCGTTCGAACTTTTCCCGACTTGGTGCCTGCAAACTGAATTTGACCGTTCCTGATGTGGCGTGCTTCTAGGTTTTCAGCTTCGCTCCATCTTGCCCCTGTTGCCAAGCACACCTTGGCAATCATGCAGGCATGTCGATTTCTGCCGAGGGTTAGCTTTTCTAGAAGATCACGAATCTGATCGGATGTCAGGTATGACAACTCGCGTTCTTCAACTTTGAACTGTCGAAGTTCTGCGAGTGGGTTGGCTTTTTTCCATTGACCTAGGCGACGTAGTTCGTTGAAAACTGATCGCAGGTATGCATGCTCTCTGTTCACGCTGTTTGGTGCGATACCTGCTGCCAGTCGCTCTGTTCGATATGTTGCGAACGTGTTAACGGTGAATCTGTCTGCAGTTGGATTGCCCATTGCGGCACAAGCAAGTTTGAGGCGACTGTATGTGTTTGTACCTGCCTTCAGTCCTGAACCATGGTGTGAATACCATTGATCAATGAGCTCTCTCAGTTTGCGTGTGTCACGTTTTTCAGGTTGCCACTCGGGTGACTGTGTGACTTGTGTTCTGAGCCAGGCTTCCCACTGTTTTGCTTCGGCTTGCGTTTTGAATATCTTCCGATAACGCTTACCGCCACGACCTGCAGGTTGAGTGTCTACTAGCCATCCGGTAGCCGTCTTCTTGATAGTCATTTTTTCTTTATTTCCTTCATCAGCTCATTGATTTCTTCCAGAGCCAATTTGCAGCGTTCTAGAAGTAGGAAATCCAGCATTTTTTGAATGCTGTCGTCTCTAATTGATTCGAATGCTTGAGTGTCTGTCCTTGAATTTATGAGTTCCACATCGGACTCTTCCCCATACATCTTGCGAATTAAATCTATCGAAATTTTGAAGTAGTCCTGTGTGACCTTGCCAATTTCTAAGTGTTGGTCTTTTCGAGAGTTTTGTATCCCTAGGACTGCACCGTGCCGCCCAGATTTGCTACCTATTGGGCTCACATGTCCACTTGCAGGATCTGTGTACCCGGTTACTAGCCAAAACGCGTATTGCGGCCATTCAAGAGCCGCCGCTTGGATCAGTCTGGCTGCTGGTTCAGCCTGGTGCGCTCTCCTATGCCACTGAATCCAGCTGTTTCGCTCTACTTTTGTCCTTTTTTCAAGTTCTGAGAACTTGTTTTTTTGATCTTTGAGCTCTCGTGCGATCAGCAGTAAGAGCCGGTATGAAATCGAAGAGTAGTTTCGATCAATAGGCCATGTCCCATATATCGAAGACTTGCTTGATTCTTTAGGCATTATTTCCCCAGTAAATTAGTCAAGTTTTGCTTTAACTTTGCATCATCTATGCTTTATAGTTGCATCAAATTCATTTGAAGGCCTTAGTTCTTAAATGTCCAACGCAACTACCTTTTTAGATCAGCAACTTTATATGCCTCTTCTTACCGCTCAACGCTTTTCCCATCTGTCTGGGCTTGATTTGGGCGTGGTCGAGGCTCAGATGGATCGACGCATTTTGCCCGTGGTCCGTTTGGGCAAGCGTCGATTGGTCAATCTTGAGGCTTTGCGTGATCAAGCGCGCGCAGCTGTGCCTTCGCGCCCGCAGCGTAGCGAGGACGCGAAGGCACAGCTGCGCTGCGCAAGCCACAAGGCAAGTGACGTACCTAGTAACACGTCACAAACCGCTCAATATTGAGCAAAACGATCATGTTTATCGATTGGATCAGCATGTATCAAAGCCACGAGCATCCTTTGCCAAAAATTGATGATGGTGTCGTCCAAGGCATTGATCTGGATGGGCAGCTTGTCTGGCAAACCATTCGCGGCTTTCAGTTCGAAGGTAGTTTCGAGACCAAGGTAATGGTCAGCTGTGATGGTCATACAGTCAAATTTTCTGGTAATCCTTCGCGTTTTGGACGTCCGGACAACGTATTTGGTTATGACCTCGCTACTGCGCTTCGCAGGGTAAACCTGATCGTTGAAAAGTTAGGCCTTCCACCTTTTACCGCTGGTCGTCGGATGTTGAGACCTACAAGAAGGTCTAGTTTTGATTTCGGGAACCTTGAAGCTGATCAGCAAATCAGACAACTTCATCTTGTTCAACCTGCATTTTTCCAAGTTCCTCGGCATTCGAATGAATCCATTGTTGATGTTGAGTGGACAGGTGCTCGTATCACTCGCTTGGATTTGACGCAGAACTATTCACTTGGCGGCGCAGATAACGCACGCCACTACCTGCAGTGGCTTTTTACTCAACAGCCAAGTAGACAAACCAAGGTTGGAACTTACCCCGACGGTAGCACCGTTGATTGGGGGCGTGGATCACGCCGTGTATATGCAAAGTTCTATTTGAAATTTTTAGAAATGGCTCGGGGACAGCTGACCCATTCCCCGCAGTTAGTTGAGTGGGCAACCAACGAAGGCCTTGGCCGCTTTGAGTTGTCACTTAAATCAACACAACTTCAAACAATGGGTTGTCAATACCTTGGGAGTCTTGATATGGAACAGCTCCAACTTGCATTTGAAGAACGATCCAAGATTCTTAGTCGAGCAACCATGGATGTTGATGGGTTCGATGACCTACCGAACGCTCTTCGTTTGACTGCCCGTGATTACTTGTCTGGTGCAGATATGTCATCGATCCCAGCGTCTACGTTTCGACGTAAACGCGCAGCACTCTTGCCGTTCGGGATCGACATTGCAGTTCCAAGAAACATTTACCAATTTCAACCACGGGTGCGGGTGATCGAGCTTAAGCCTGCGCACATGCCCGTTTTTTATCAGCTCGATGAGCGGCTTGCCGCGTAAAGGGGAAATCATGAAAGTTCGTGTCACTGGTGCCAAGTTCTTCGAAGGCAACATCGACGGCAAGGCCATCAACTCCGGCAAGCTTTACACCGAGTGCAAGTTGGATGACTCGCGTGGTAACGCTAAAGGTTATTTCACTGAAGAGTGGAAAGTGACCAGTGAGTTGGTCAAGCGCATCTTGCATCTTCCTTTGCCTTTTGATGCCGTTCTCGAAACAGAACGCGTTGGTAATGGACGTGAAAGTCGCGAAGTAGTTATTGATCTTCGTCCTGTTGATTCGAGGCCTGCTGAGATCAAGAAGGCGGCATGAAACAGGTAAACGACCATTTCACTGGTGATTTGCTGGGCAATCGGCCAGGCAGACCTCGCAAGCCAAATGCAAAGCCTGGCGCACAACGGCAACGTGAATACCGACAACGCAAAGCGCAGGTCGTTTCTGTCACCTGTGACGAAAACCCATCTTGTGCTTGGTGCGGCGCGGTGCGCTCAAACAGTTGTGGCCTTTGTAACGTTGGCCAGTTAGGACACATCTAATGGCCTCGGTCGTTGTCAATGCCCGCACTCACATCACGACTGACTTGTCGTGCGCCGCGTTGCAGGCTGTTTTCAGTGACCCAACATACCCGGGTTACACCCTCACGGCTTGCAGTGCATCGCCTCTTGTCCAAGGCGTAACTCTGACCTTTCGCAACCTTTACGCATCACCTCCATACGTTTACCAGACGGTCACATCTGTCTCTTCGTCTTCCAGCTCATCAAACACGAATGCGGCTGAACAGTTTGACTATGCCTACGCCTCGTCAATCTGGTCTCTTGCATTTTGCTCAGTGGTCGGCTTGTATCTGGTTTCAAAAAACGTAGGTTTGATTCTTGCCCTTATTAAGGGCAGATAAAGCGCGGCTCGGACGCTCTCCGGCAATTTTTGGAGTTTTCATCATGAAAAAACGCCTCTTCGCTCACTTGGCCGTCATCGCATTGGCCACTGGTTCCGGCATGGCTTCGGCTGCTGGTCCTGATCTCACTTCGCTGACAAGCGCTGTTGATTTCGGCACCACAACCACTGCCATCTTGGCCATTGCCGCACTGCTGGCCGCCGTCTTTGTCGCTATTCGTGCGGCCAAGACTGTTCTGGGCATGATCAAAGGCCGCTAAGGCGGTTTCAAGCCTGTGGGGTGTGGCTTGCGCTGCACCCCTTTTTTTTGGGTGATTTATGACAGATGTTCAGCTTTGGTATCTCTTCATTTTTGCATGGGGTCTAGTTTCTGGGTGGGCTGTTGTCACTGGCTTAGAGGGCTAAAAATGATCTTCAAACTTTTTCAAAAGCTTCTTTCATGCTTTCTCGCGTTTGCTGTTTTGTCCTCCCAGGCACAAACAACAGCTGACCCCGCTTATGCAAACATGCAGCGAACCGTAGGCGGCATCATTCAGCAACAAGCCCAGGCACGGGGCTACAGCATCACAGACCCCCGAACCTATGGAACGATGTACCAGGTCGGCAAATATTCAGCTTCTGCTGTTGGTGGTGCTGGTGCTGCTGCTGGTGCCGCTGTCTTGGTTGCTGGAGCTCCTGCGTGGGCTACTTTGCTTGCTATTGCTGTGGTTGGTTCTGCGATCAGTTACGCCGTCAATATTGGCATTGATGCCGCCGTTTCATGGGCCTTTGGTTCATCAGTTGCTACCCCGATAGTCGTCACGGCACCCGCTTTGAATGCAGGAACTGTATTTCCTAATCAACTTGTTCAAGGCTCTGACCCTGTAACGCTTTCGCTTCCTGCTAGTAAAGTTTTTTACGACCCTATTTCGATCAATTCAGGAGGTTCTTTCGGTCGTCGTTGCATCTCAAAAGACTCAATGACTCACTTTGCATGCACCCAAGGGGGAGGGCCAAATTTTGTTGGCCAATACGCTCAATCAGTTTCAAATGCCCCTCACTGTGGACTTCCACATGCTGGTGGCAAGTGGGGTGGTGCTGTCTATAACCAGTGGGGTTATCCTGATCAAAAAATGCTTTCTTCCCCCTTAGTTGTTGGCGATCCTTATACCTTCAATAATTTTTTATGCAGAGGAAGCGTTCAGGACCTTGCTTTTTTTTCATTAACGACTACTGCTGGTGTCCCAGCTCCACTTCCTGAATATGCAAAAAATTGTGGAGCTGGTTACGCTGTAATTTTTGATCCATCAACTGGTGTTTTTTCTCCATGCACTGCTTTTGCAACTTCCGGTGGTGGGACTGGTGAACTTGAAACCACGACTAAAACACTCACTCAGGCTGTCACTGCTTTGACCTCGGCACAGAAGGCCGCAAAGGTTGACTATCAGACCATGGCAACACTCGTTAACCATGTTTGGCAGCAAGCGGCAGCACAGCCCGGTTATGACGGTTTGCCTTACTCAGTTACTCAGCCTGTGACCGCTGCAAACGTTCAAGCATGGGCTCAGGCCAATCCCTCTGTTTACCCTACTGTTGAGGCATTGACGGCACCTGTAGCCAATGCGCAAACCGACTTTGCTCCATCAACATCAACATCACCAACGACAAGCACAAACCCTGCTACTACGCCTATTGCGCCGACTGCTACACAGCCATCAACACAGACCAGCCAGGTAAACCTCGGCCCTGATCCAAACATTGGCCCCCCCACGTTAGAGAGCACGCCTACAGCTCAGATGATTCTTGCACCATTGATTGGTTTATTTCCAGACCTGAAGACGTATTCAGTTCCTGGTCATTCTGGTGCCTGTCCAAAGCCCGTGTTTGAAGTGTTTGGTACTTCCATCACCATGGATCAGCACTGCACAATTTTTGAGGGCCAACGCTCAGCGCTTTATGCGGCTGGCTTGCTTGCCTTTACTCTTTTGGCTCTTTTCATTGTTCTTTCTGCATGAGGTTCGATATGGATTTGATCTTGATTGTTCTTTGCATCGTTGCCCTTTTTGCCATCTTCACAAGGCCAGGGGGTTGAACTATGTTTGGAATTTTTCTTTCAGCTTTTAACGCTGTCTTAGGTTGGATTTTTCGTTCGGTCTTAGTCAAGTTTGTTTTGTATTTCGGCCTTTACTTTGTTACGGTCGAATTCACACAAATTTTGATCACGTTGTTGCCGTCGGCAAATTCTCTAAACGGTGCTTTCAGTGGCATCACCGCTGCTGTCTGGTACTTCTTGGATTTGTTCGCCTTTTCGCAAGGCTTGCCGCTTGTTTTGAGTGCGGTCGTCACTCGTTTCATCATCCGGCGCATTCCTCTGATTGGTTGACCATGGCGATCAATGCTTATATCGGCCTTATGGGCTCCGGCAAGTCTTTTGAAGTCGTTTCATCTGTCATCGTTCCGGCACTTCTCAAGGGTCGCCGTGTCGTTACCAACATTGACGGTATCAATGCGGCTGCAATTGCTGACTATCTCGTCACTGTCAAAGGCGGCGTTCTTGACAGTCTTGGCCAAGTCGTTTCTGTCACCAATGAGGACATAACAAAGCCCGGATTTTTTCCCGACGAAACAAAGCCTGAACAAGCTTCAATCGTCCAGGGTGGTGATCTTGTCTGCGTTGATGAATGTTGGAATTTTTGGGGCACTGATAACAAGATTGCGGACAACAGCGAACACATGCGTTTTTTTCGTATGCATCGCCACTACACAGATCCGGCCACGGGTGTGACCTGTGATTTAGCCTTGATGATTCAAGACCTCGGCTCACTGAATCGGAAAATTCGGCCTGTCATTGAAATGACTACCCGAACGGTCAAGCTCAAGAGTGTGGGCGCTCCAAAGGCGTACCGCATTGAACTTTTCGAGGGCAACAAGACAACCAAGCTCACGAAAATTGACACCTTCGTCAAGCTTTACGACAAGGCAATTTTTCCGCTCTACAAAAGCTATGCCGCTGGCTCTGGCTCTGAAAAGTCCATAGACAAAAGGCAAAACGTCTTGACCAATCCGCGGCTTTGGATCATGGCTGCAATGGTGGTTGTCATGCTCGGCGCTGGTGGCTTTTTCACCTATCGCTTCTTTCTACCAAACACCCACAAAGTCCCCTCAGCCCCTGCGGCCGGTGCTGCTCCGGC